ACCGGCAGATTTCGAAACTCGTGCTCGGCCAGACCTCGACCACGGACGCCCAGAAGGGAAGCTATGCAGTCGGCAAGGTGCATGACGGCGTTCGCGACGACATCGAGAAGGCCGATGCCAAGGCGCTGGCCGCCACGCTAAACCGGGACCTGGTTCGGCCGCTGGTATCGCTCAACTTCGGACAGCCGAAGGCCTGGCCGAAGATCAAGATCGGCCGCCCGGACGAGCAGGACATCGACAAGCTGGTCGAGAATGTCGCCCGCCTGGTCCCGCTAGGGCTGAAGGTCGGAATGGCGACCATGCGGGATCGGATCGGACTGCCGGATCCCGAAGCCGGTGAGGAACTCCTCGGCGCAACGTCAAAAGAGCCAAGCCCCGACCGGGGTCGTTCGCTTGTTGGGAATGAGACGACCGGCGGGGACCAACTGCCGGCGGGATCCCCGGCCGGCTTGACGGCAAAGCGCGAGGCGGCAGCGGACGCGATCGACGCAGCGGCGGATGTGATGGCAGGCGAATGGGAGCCACTGATCGGGCCGATCGTCGAGGGGCTGGCCTCCGAGATCGCGGAAGCCACAAGCCTTGAAGAGATCCGGAGCCTTTTTCAAATCCGGCTTGAAGGGCTTTCAAGCGAAGAGCTCGGCGAGCAGCTCGCCCGCGCGGTCTTCGCCGCCCGCATATCCGGCGAGGCCGGTGAGGATCTCGCTTGACCCTGAAACTCGAACCGGTCCCGCCGATCGACGCGATCCGCGCGCTACGCTTGAGGGGCGGTGAGCTTGAGCCGTCCTTCTCCTGGCTCGATCAATGGCAGCAGGATCATGCCGCCATGTTCACGGTCGCCAAGTCGGCCGGCTATGACATCCTGGGCGATATCTTCGCGGCCCTCGAACAGGCGCTCTCCGAGGGCAAGACATTCCGGGACTTCGCGCGTGAGCTCACGCCTCTTCTCCAGGCCAAGGGCTGGTGGGGGCGTCAGCTGGTGACGGATCCTGCGACAGGCGACCGCGTGCCGGCGCGGCTCGGATCATCACGCCGGCTCCGGATCATTTTCGACACCAACATGCGCGTATCCTATGCAGCCGGCCACTGGGCAAGCTTCGAGCGCAACAAGTCGCGCCGGCCGTGGCTTCGCTATGTGGCGCTCCTGGATGATGCGACCAGGCCATCGCACCGGGCGCGGCACAATCTGGTCCTGCCTGTCGACGATCCCTACTGGGATCACTGGGCTCCGCCCTGCGGCTGGAATTGCCGCTGCACGCTTCAGAGCCTTTCCGATCGTGACGTCGACCGGCTCAAGCGCGAAGGCGAGCGGCTGGTCTTCGATCCGCCGCCGCTCGACTTGCGGCCATTCGTCAACAGGCGGACCGGCGAGGTCACCCAGGTTCCCGACGGTATCGATCCGGGCTGGGACTACAATCCCGGTAAGGTTGGCTGGCGGGCTGTCCTGGGGGCAGCCGAAGCCAAGATCGGTTCAAGTGAGATCTGAAAGCCAACCCCCCGGAAGGCAGCCTCAGGGCCGTTTCACGAGATTAACCCGCACAGCAATATTGCCACGCCGGACGGGCGCGTATACCGTCCGAGGGGCGAATTGCGCCCTACGGGCTTTTAAACCGGCTCAAAAACGATTTCGCCAGGCTTCCCCGCACCTCATCTTTCGGTCCCCGTGACATGCCCGCCGCGGCGGGCATGATCGCAAACCTCCGAAGCCGCCATGGTGCGGCTCATGGATACACCACTTCCCCTCCTTCTGACATCGCTTGATGCCCAGGCCTCAGGCCCGGTCGCAGTGCTCTCGACAGAGTTCGCTGCCGGCGCCGGCGGCTGGCAACGCATTCTGCCTGCCGGCGAGTTCTCGGCCCGTGACGGTCGCGGCCCGTACATTGTCGGCGATCGCGCGGCCATGGAGAAGATCGTCGCAGAAAGCCGCGCCTACCACGGCGCGACCGACATGGTGGTCGATTACGATCACCAGGCGCTTGCCATCATGAAAGCCGGCAGCGGCAAGACCGCCAAGGCCGCAGGATGGGTAAAGGGCCTTGAGGTCCGCGACGACGGGATCTGGGCCGACATCAAGTGGACGGCAGCCGCGGCCAGCGCGATCGGCGCCGAGGAGTACCGCTATCTCTCCCCGGTGATCCCGCACGACGCCAAGGGCAACGTCCGGATGGTGCTCAACGTCTCGCTCACCAATGTGCCCGCCTACCACATCGAGGCGTTCAGCGCCGCTTTTTCAAAACCAGACAGGAACGATGACATGGACAAGATTCTTGCCGCCCTCGGCCTTGCGAAGGGCGCTTCCGAAGATGACGCTCTCGCCGCCCTCAATGCGCTTCTGAGCGCGACCACGACGCTCGCCTCCGCATTGGAGCTGGCGAAGGACGCCAAGCCCGCCGACGTCCAGAAAGCTGCCCTGTCAGCGATCGATGACCGCAAGAAGCTGGTTGTGGCATCCGGTGCCGCCGCCGATGCCAAGGTTGAGGATGCGGTCGCCGCTCTGACCGCGCTCAAGGCCAATGGCAATCCGGACCCGTCCAGGTTCGTGCCGATCGACCAGGTCACGGCCCTTTCGACGGAACTGAAGGAACTCCGCAAGGAAGTGTCCGGCAACGCCGCCGAGGCGGCTGTCGGCAAGGCGATCAAGGAAGGCAAGCTGGTGCCGGCGCTGCGCGACTGGGGTATCTCCCTGTTCACCGCGGACAGGTCGAAGTTCGAGGAGTTCGTGGGCTCGGCTCCCGAACTCACAGACCGCCAGCTCAAGCCTGCGGCGAAGCCTGGCGAACAGACCGCCGCCCTGACCGCCGCGCAGGAAGCCGCCGCCCGCCTCCTGGGCGTCGATCCGAAGAGCTACGCCGAAACACTCAAGGCCGAGGCGGACGCGACGGCCTGACGCGGCCGCGACGCTCGCAAACCCGACACTGAAGATCATCGCCGCCAGGCAAAAGGACCGCACCCATGACCGCACTCGCTGAAGACCGCAACACGCCCCGAAAGCAGGGCGACATCCTGTCGGGGCCGCTCGCCGCTTCCGTCGTCGTCTATGGCGGCGCGATCGTCATGCGCAACGCCACCGGTTATCTAACCAAGGGCGCGACGGCCACCGGCCTGGTCGGTGCTGGCGTTGCCCAGGAGCGCAAGACTGGTGGGGCCTCGGCCGGCGACGAAAGCCTCAAATACCGCAAGGGTGTCTTCCGCTTCGCCAATTCTGCCTCGACCGACGAGATAACGATCGCCGAGATCGGCAAGCTCTGCTTTGCGGTCGATGACCAGACGGTCGCGAAGACCGACGGGTCTGCCGCCCGCTCGCCCGCGGGCTTCGTCGAAGACGTCGACGCGAACGGCGTCTGGGTCGAGTTCGACGAGGCGCGCGTCCAGTCCCATCTCGCAGGCCTCGCAAACCCGGCCTAACGGCAATCCGGCTCAGCCGGCCCGGGGTGGCCGGCCGAGCCTCAGCACATCCACAAGGAACCTCTTCCCATGCTCGTTAACGCTGAAAACCTCAACGCCCTCCGGGCGGGTTACAAGACCACCTTCCAGGGCGGGCTTGGCATGGCTTCGACCATGCACACCCAGGTCGCCACCGTCGTCCCGGCATCGACCAAGACCCAGAAATACGGCTGGCTCGGCAAGTTCCCGAGCGTCCGGGAATGGATCGGCCCGCGTGTCGTTCATTCGCTCGAACAGCATGACTACTCGATCACCGAAAAACCCTGGGAACTGACCGTTGCTGTCGACCGCGACGACATCGAGACCGACAATCTCGGCATCTACACGCCGATGTTCACTGAAATGGGTCAGTCCACCGGCGCAAAGTGGGACGAGCTGGTCTACGGGCTTCTGAAGCTCGGCTTCTCGACCGAATGCTATGACGGGCAGTACTTCTTTGACACCGACCACCCGGTTCTCGACGAGGCCGGCAACCCCCAGTCGGTTTCCAATACCGGCGGAGGTTCCGGCACGCCCTGGTTCCTGCTCTGCACCAACAAGGCGCTCAAGCCGATCATCCTGCAGAAGCGCAAGGACTTCGAGTTCGTCGCCAAGGACCGACTGACCGACGATACGGTCTTCAACAATAAGGAATTCCAGTACGGCGCCGATGCGCGCGGGAATGTCGGCTTCGGTTTCTGGCAGCAGGCCTACGGCTCGAAGCAGACGCTCAATGCGGGCGCCTATGCGACCGCACGTGCCGCGCTCTCGGGGATGAAGGGCGATCACGGCCGGCCGCTCGGGCTGATGCCGAACCTCCTGGTGGTGCCGCCGTCGCTCGAAAGTGCGGCCCGCAAGATCCTCAATTCCGAATATGCCGCCGGCGGCGAGACCAACGAGTGGAAGGGCACGGCCGAGCTGCTCGTCTGCCCCTGGCTCGCCTGAACAGCCGATTGACATCCCGCCGGCGCGATTGCCGGCGGGTCCTTCGGAAGCGGCCGGGATCCCCGGCCTCTTCTCAAGGACCCAAAAGCAAGCGAGGACAAGATGGACGATCTTACCAGGATCAAGGGCATCGGCGCGGCAACCGCGAAGAAGCTCAACGCCGCAGGCATCGAGACCTTCGCCGCCCTGGCTCTCGCCAATCATTTGGGTGAGCCGCTTGCATCGATCGCGAAATCCGACATTGAGGCCGTTGCCTGGAT